AAATGTAGGTGCAAGATATATTTTCTTTTACACTCAGGGAACTAATGTGGCTAAGGTAACGACTACAATGCCAACGGATGTTCCTTTTGCTTGTTCTACAAATTGTTCTTTCTCGGTTAATGTAGATCAAAAAGAGGTAACAAGTCAAACAAGTGCTTGGTATAGAGAATTTAAGAACGACATAGCTAATTGGAGTGTAAACTGCGATGGCTTAATAACTTTGGATAATTACGGATATTTATACTTATTACAAACGCAACAAAATAGAACACAAATAGCGATTAAATTTGCTATTGACAATGGGGTAAATGGCTTAGTAATAATAGCAGGAAATTGCAATTTAACGAGTTTACAAATCAATGCTCCTTATAAGGACATAGGTACTTATTCGGTTAGTTTACAAGGTTCTGGTGCTTATACAACTTCAGGAGTTTCAATAAATCAAAATGGTGTGATAATAACGGCAAGTAGTCAAGTGTATATGAAGTTTGCAACGGCAACAGGTGGAGAGACTACTATTACTTTTGCAGATATGATAGGAAAGAGTTGTTTAGGCTTTACAAGAGGTGGTGTAGAGGTAAGAGAGATACTTACAACAGGAACTCCTACAAACGACCAGATTAAGTTTAATAGTGCGAGTGGGGTGGTTACTTTTGGTAGAGCATTAGAAGTAGATGAATTTATTAGAGGAATATTTCAATAATTAATATGAGCAATCAATTACAAGTATCAGGAGCAGCAAAAATTAGGGATATACAAGGTCCAGTAGTGGCTAATAGTGGTGTAATAAGTGCCTTAGATGGTGATGCTTCTCAATATGTTAGAGGAGATGGTACTTTAGCTGATTTCCCTACATCAACAGGTGGAGGTAGTTCGGTTTCTTATTATCTTAACTCAAGTGTTTCACAAGGTACAATAGGTGGGGTAGCTTATAGAGAATTAAGTAAAGAACCAATCATAGGTGCTGGAACTGATATTGCTATTGCAGCTAACGGATATGTGGCAAATTATTTAACGGATGCAAACGACCCAGATGTATTATCAATCCCCGGCGGTAACTTTAATTGTGAGTTTTATTTTAGCGTAAATAACAACACAGGTAATCCTTATACTTATGCAGAACTTTATAAATATGATGGTTCAACTTTTACATTATTAGGTTCAAGCGTTGGTGTCCCTGAATATATTAATCAAGGAACTATTATAGCACCTTATTATTTTGCTATTCCTGTTCCTACAAGTGCTTTAGCCGTAACGGATAGATTAGCAATTAGAATATATGTAAACGTGGATGGTAGAACAGTTACTTTACATACCGAGAATAGTCATTTATGTCAAGTAGTAACTACTTTGTCAAAAGGAATGGTTTCTTTAAATAACTTAACAGACCAATCACAATACCTAGCAACAGGAACAAGCGGAACTGACTTTAACATTGTTTCAAGTGTTGATACGCATACTTTTAATTTACCTGTGGCTTCGGCATCAAATACTGGTAAGTTGAGTTCAACGGATTGGAGTACATTTAATGGCAAAGTTCCATACACAGGTGCAAATGCTGATGTTAATTTGGGTACATTTGATTTAAGTGCTTATGCTGTTAGTGCTGATATATTAGAAGCAAGATTAAATGGAACGGCATCAAGTCCGTTAATATTAAGGACTGGTACTTCTGGTTTTGCATCAGGTTTAGACGCTATTTCATTAATAAGTTCCCCAAGTAGTGCTAATACTTTATCAATAATTTCAGATGTATCAAGTGTTACTAAAAGAGCAAATATTGGTCTTGGTTTATTAACTGCAACAAGAACTTACACACTTCCAGATGCTTCAGGAACTCTTGCTTTAACAAGCAATCTAAGTTCATACGTTCCTTATACAGGAGCAACTGCAAATGTTGATTTGGGTATAAATTCTTTATTTGCTTATGATTTATATGCAAATGGTAATGGCACTAATAATGCAAATCTTTATTTAAAACAAGGAATTTCATCTTTATTAATTGTAAATGGTTATAGTAATATTTTAGCAACAGGAAGTAAAATAGGTTTCCAAGTAGCAACAAGTGCAATAGCAGCTTATTATGCAGATTTACAATTTTCATCTTTAACTGCTCAAAGAACTTACACACTTCCAGATGCAAATGGTACTTTAGCTTTAACAAGCGATTTATCAGGTTATGTTACTTTAGCAACTGCTCAAACAATAAGTGGAGCAAAGACATTTAGTGCATCTGTTGTAAACGATGATGGATTAAAAATAAAGTTTGGTTCAGCATCTAACTTAACTGCAAGTTATTTAACACTTTCTGCTTATGGAACAACTGGCCCAAATACTACTGTGTTAAGATTAGGTACTACTGCATCTACAATAAGTGAATTAATATTTTCACAATCTAGTTCTTACGCTTATACTTACCCAGCTGCAACAGGAACTTTAGCTTTAACAAGTGATTTATCTAGTTATGTAACCTTAGCTACTGCACAAACAATTACTGCAAATAAAACTTTTTCTGAATTTGGTTTTTTTGATAAAGGAGTATTGCTTAAACAAAATATTTATCCTTCTGCTTCTGGATATAATGGTATTGGTGCTATTTCAGGTGGATTTTATTTTTCAATAGGTCAAACTACTGTACAAACATTATTATTCAATTCAACAACTCCATATCAATATACATTCCCAAGTGCGACAGGAACAATAACTTTAGGAACAGGTACTACAAACTACGTTTCTAAATGGACAGGCACTAATACCATAGGCAATAGCTTAATATTTGATAATGGAACTAATGTTGGAATAGGTAATACTAATACCTCTTATACATTAGATGTTAGTGGTACAGGAAGATTTACAGGAGCATTAACTTATCCTAAATTTATTATGAGTGGTGGTTCTGACCAAAGTGAATTAACTAATGCAGTAAATAATGACTTTAAATTAACTAATAGTGGAAACTTTAGAATAATAAATAATTCTAATACTGCTGCTTTAATGACAGTTACTAATGCAGGTAATGTAGGTATTAATTGTACTCCTAATGCTCAATTTGAGGTATTAGGTTCAACTGGTGCGGCTTTAACAGATGGTATAAGAGTTTCAAGAAATACTCTACAAAATTCTCAATATGGAGTTATAAATTACACAAGTGGTATTTTAAATTTAACAGGAGTAGATACATCTGGAGGTGGAGCAATAAGATTAAATACAAGTGATGGCACTACTACATCCGAAAGAATGCGTATTACAAGTGGGGGTAATGTAGGTATTGGTAATACTGGAGCATCAGACCAAAGATTAAGTTTATCTGGTGTTGATAATACTTCTTCTAATTATGCTTTAGTAGTAAAAAATAGTTCATTATCAACTTTATTATATGTAAGAAATGATGGTCAATGTTATATTTCTGGACTTACTTGGGTATATGGTTCTGATAGAAGATTAAAAGAAAATATAAATTATATAGAAACGGGTCTTGATAAAATATTAGCATTAAAACCCGCTAAATTTGATTACATACAAGGTGCTAAAAATAATATAGGATGGATTGCCCAAGATGTTGAAGAAGTAATACCAGAAGCAATAACAATAAATACTATTGATGATAAAGGGCATTTAGGATTAAAATCTGATTTTATAGTACCATATTTAGTAAAAGCAATGCAAGAGCAAAACCAAATCATTCAAGAATTAAATGAAAGATTAAACAAAGCAGGGTTGTAAATTATATAAATTAATACTTATATTTGTAAAAAATCAATATTATGATAACAATTAACGAACAACAATTAAAAGATTTAGAAGCATTTATTAACACTATCCCTACTGCTTATGGCTTGCCATTGGTTCAGTTTTTAGGTAAATTAAATGCAGAACAAAATCCTCCAGTTGAGGAAGCAAAAGTAGACTAATGCAATCAGTAGTCCTTTTCATAGCAGGTCAAGCCATATTTATCCTTATTGGATTAATAAGTATTTATGTTAAGGTTAGCCTTAAACTAAAGGAACTTGAAGTAAGGGTAAGTATGGTTGAGAAGCAAGATGACATCATTGCTAAGAAATTAGACAATATACAAGCTACTTTAAATGCCTTGTCTATTGATTTACAAAATAAACAAGACAGATAATGAGAGACATTGTAATTACTTTAGTGATTGCATTTCTACTTATTTTCATCTTCAATGGAAGGTACAACGGAAATGAGCCTACAATAGTAAAGCATACTGATACTATTTATAAGCACGACATAGTTAAGAAATATATTAAAGGGGATTCTATCCCTTTTGTCGTTTTAGGTATTGATACTACCATTATCCACGATACTATACGCATAGTTCAAGATTATTCTTATGTACGAGCCTACTCAGACACAATAAAGATAGATTCAAGCACCTTTATTATAAACGATACCATCTCCAAAAATAGGGTTCAAAATAGGGGGTTTTATGCCGACATAAGTCAAAAAACGATAAAAGTGGAAACTATCAAGACAATACCATCCAAAAATGAGGCTTTCTTAGGCATATTAGCCGATTTAAGGACATTTGACAATAAAGTGGGGATAGGAGTTGGCTTGGGGTTTAAAATGGCTAAAAATGGCTTATTTATAATATCGGCTACAACTAATCAATATTCATTAGGTTATTACACTAAATTTTAATATTATGTTCAGCTTTAAGGATTTTATTCTATCGACTTTCTCGGATGAAAGAGGCTCTATTTCTCACAAGAGAATTTTAGCTACTATTGGTGCAATTATTCTTTTTGTAGTTTATTGCATTACTAAAGATTCTCATCTAGCAGATTTAATATTTTATTTTGTTTGTGCTTGTATGGGATTGGCAACAATAGATAAGTTTACAAAATGAAACAACAAATAATCTTTAAGGGTGCTTTAATTCTTTGGATTGTTTTATTAATATTCTTTATAAAAGTAACTTTATGATTTCCAGAAAAGCAGCAGATTTGATAATACAATTTGAGATTGGTGGCAGAAATATTTACGAAAAATCATATCAAAAACCAACTTGGGCTGGAGGTGATTCTGGTATTACAATAGGAATAGGTGCTGATTTAGGCTATATGACTGAAAAGGAATTTATGAAAGTGTGGAGTCCTCATCTTAACCTTAATTTTATAGAGTGCTTGAGAAAAGTAGTAGGCTTAAAGGGGATACAGGCTAAGCAAATGTTAAGAGGAGAAATATTAAATGTTAGAGTTCCATACAATACTGCTTACGAAGTTTTCGTTAAGTATGATATACCAAAGTATTGGGCTAAGACTAAAGCTATTTATCCTCAATTAGAAGAACTTAACGAGGACACTCAGGGTGCTTTAGTTTCTATGGTCTACAATAGAGGGAATAAGTTAGAAGGAGATTCGAGGGTTGAAATGAAAGCCATTGTAGAAATGGTAAAGAACAAGGATTACGAAGGAATAGCAGAGGAGATAGAAAAGAGCAAAAGACATTGGGAGCATAAAAATCTCGATGGTCTTGTCGTGAGAAGGGAAGCGGAAGCGGATTTGATTCGTGATTCAATTGCGTAGATAACAAAAACCTAAAATATGGCAACTCCACAACTGCGTACAAAACGTAGGAGACTTTTTTTTGACATTGAAACAAGTCCAAATATCGGTTTGTTCTGGGAGGCTGGATATAAAAAAAACATTGATTACTCAAACATTATTCAAGAACGTGCAATCATTTGTATTTGCTACAAGTGGGAAGATGAAAAGGAAGTTTTTTCTTTGCAATGGGATTCTAAGCAGAATGATAAAACTATGCTTACCAAGTTCATTGAGGTAGCTAATCTTTCTACTGAAATGGTTGGACACAATGGGGACAAGTTTGACTTAGCTTGGATTAGGACCAGATGCTTATTCCATCATATACCTATGTTCCCTAAGTATTTAACAATTGATACTTTAAAGGTAGCCAGACAAAAGTTTAGATTCAATTCTAATAGACTTAATTACATAGCTGATTTTTTAGGTTTAGGTCAAAAAATAAAGACCGAATATTCACTGTGGAAAGACATTCTTTTA